TGGCGGAACAGGTGCTGGTAACGTCAATCCAACAGGTTTAAATATATGAAACCTTTTATTGATCCAGATATTATTAAATATCTTGAAGAAGTGTATCCAGATAGGTGCCCTGACCTTAGTATGGAAGAGAAACTTATTTGGTTTACTGCTGGTCAAGTATCAGTTGTACGTCACCTGAAAGACCAGTTTAATCTCCAAGAGGAAACTAAGTATGGCTAATGCTCTTGGTGCAATTATTGGTTTAGTTTCTGCTGGTTTTGGTGCTTATTCAGCAAACCAACAGCAGAGAGCTATGCGGGCTCAAGCTCAAGCAGCTCAAGCAGCAGCAGAGCAGACACGTCAAGCTACATTGCAACAAGCTGCAGCCCTTAAGGCTCAAGGAGAGCAGCAAGCAACAGCTTACGCTTCGCAACTAGAGCAAGCTCGTCAACAAACATCTGCTCTTCAGTTTCAAGCTGAAACAGCTAAGAAAACAGCTGAGACTCAACTTGCTGGTCAACGCCAAGCTTCTGCTCTTAGTCTGCAGCAACAGCGTTTAGCCTCTCAACTGCAAACCCAACAGAGTGCAGCAGCCCCTGTAACCAGTAGAGTACGACAACGTGTTGGAACACCCGCTGGACTACGCACTAATTTAGAACTACAGTCTCCTTTTGCTGGTAGTGGGCTTTCAATGGGTGGTTCCGTTTCTCCTCTTGGTGGTTTGAATGTCTAATGCACAAGCTCGTTACTCTGCTTTAGAGCCGGAGAAGTCCATTTACATGGATCGGGCTATTGAGTGTAGTAAGTACACTTTGCCTACTCTGATTACAGAGAACGACCGCAGCACAGGTAAAAATCTATACACCAAAATTCCTACTACTTACCAAGGATTGGGAGCACGTGGTGTAAATAATTTGGCTAGCAAATTGCTTATTGCTTTGCTACCTCCTAATCAAGCTTTCTTTCGGTTGTCTGTTGACGACATGAAGCTCAAGCGGGAACTAGATAATTACAAAGAACTTCAATCTGAATTTGATCAGCAACTCTCCCTAATGGAACGCGCAGTAATGCGTGACATTGAAGAGTCTGGAGATCGCACTGCGTTGTTTGAGGCCCTTAAACACCTGATCATTGGTGGTAACGCTTTACTTTACGTGTCTGAAAAAGGCACTAGGGTTTATCCGCTTAAATCGTTTGTACTGAACCGTGACCCAGAAGGAAATATTCTTGAAGTTGTCGTTAGGGAAGAAGTCAATCCTGACGTGCTTCCTGATGGCGCTGCTCCTAAGAATAGTAATGGTGGTTACGTAGATAAGACAGTTTTCCTGTACACCCACGTAACTTGGGATTACAAAGGAGATCGTTGCAACTGGTATCAAGAGGTTTACAACAAGCCTCTTGGTAAAAAGGGTTCTGTTCCTATTGATAAGTGCCCTTGGATTCCCCTTCGCATGTTCCGTGTGGCTCATGAAGCCTACGGTCGTGGTTATTGCGAAGAGTTACTTGGAGATCTTAAGAGCCTTGAGTATCTATCTAAAGCCATTGTTGAGGGTTCAGCAGCTGCTGCCAAAATCATCTTCCTCTGCAAGCCAAACGGCACAACACGTCCTGATGTACTTGCTAGGGCTGCCAATGGATCCATCGTTGCTGGTGATGTCAACGACGTGGCTGCTTTACAGATGCAGAAGCAAGCTGATCTAACCGTTGCTCTTAACACCATTGCTCGTATTGAGCAGCGTCTTAGCTTTGCGTTCCTTCTTAACAGTGCTATTCAAGCTGGTGCTCAAGGGCGGGACCGAGTGACTGCCGAAGAAATCAGAATGGTTGCAAATGAGCTGGAAGCCGGATTGGGAGGAGTCTATTCAATTCTGAGTATTGAACTGCAGTTGCCTCTTGTTAACCGCAAGATGGCCCTTATGGAGCGTCAAGGGCGTCTTCCTAAGCTTCCTAAGAACGTAGTCAAACCACAGATCACAACTGGTATTGACGCTCTTGGTCGCGGCAACGATAAGGTAAAACTGCTGCAGTTCCTTGAGACTCTTGCTAAGACTGTTGGTCCTGAAGCAATGAGCAAGTACGTCAACACTAGGGAGTTGATCACACGTCTTGCAGCCTCGGATGGTCTTGATACCTACAAACTCATCAAATCTGATGAGGATCTCATGGGTGAAGAGCAACAGCAAGCTATGATGATGCAGCAACAAATGGCCGCACAGGATCCTAATAACGATCCTGCTAAACAGGCCGCATTAGTCAAAGCTCAAAATGACACAGTCCGCACAGCCCAAGAAGCCTCTGGAGCAGGAGCCCCAGGTGGAGCAGGAGAAGCCTTCTAAGAAGGTTGAACCCCGCAGCAAGATGGATGAACTGATTGAGCAGCTAAAGGCTGAAAAGCCTGCTGTTTACGATCAGTATGTTGCTGCTGCTAAAGCCAAACGTCCTGTTTGGATTTATCCAGATATGACCGTCCGTATCGGTTGATATCATGGAAGTTATTGCAGATGGGGTAATTAGTAACCCTACAGGTCCATATAACGAACAGGATCTTCAAATTCTTGAAGGTGCTAATAAGGAACCACAAGAGGAACTTATTGCTGGTAAGTTTCGTTCAGCTGATGATCTTCTTCAGGCTTATCAAGAGCTTGAAAAGAAACTTGGTAACAGCGGTGGTTACAACAAAACTGAAGAAGCCACTGATGAAACTGAAGATCAAGCAGGTGGATTTGAACCGATTTCGCAAGAAGAGGAACAAACCATTGTTGACAGCATTGGTGGTTCTGATAACTTCTCAGCTGTCCAGCAGTGGGCTAACGAAAATCTTAACCAAGATGAAATCGAAGCTTACAACCGTGAAGTAAATAGCGGTGACTATTATCGCGCTCGGAATGCCTTGCAATCCATGTACTTTGCGTATCAAGACCAAGCTGGCTTTGAGCCTGAACTAATGGGTGGTCGTCTGTCTGGTAACAGCAGCGATGTCTTCCGTTCTACTGCTGAAGTTATGGCTGCCATGAATGATTCAAGGTATTTGAATGATTCTGCTTATACCCAAGACGTTCAAGACAAACTCATCCGTAGTGACGTTTTAGGCCCTAGGGGTTAGTATTTCTTTAACGAACGTAAGTATTGTTGCCGCTGAGGCGATAACAACAGTGCGAAGCGAGCGTGCGTAAACTCTTCCAAACACAAAACGATGGCTGATCTTAATGCCTCGCTTTCGCGGTTGGGTGGTATTAACGGCGTTCAATACAACGCTGGTTCTGCCTCCGGCAACTACGAAGCTGAAAACTCTAATTTCCTTAAAATCTTTTCTGGTGAAGTTCTGACGACCTTCAACCGTGAGACGGTTTTCAAGGACCTGACCATGAAGCGCTCGATCTCTTCGGGCAAATCCGCTTCCTTTCCAATCACAGGCCGCTTTTCTAGCCGCTACCACCGTCCTGGTGACTTCATCACCGGCCAAGGTAACAAAGGCATGATTGGCGAAAAGATCATCACCATTGATGACCTGCTGATTGCTGATGCTTCCATCTATGACCTCGATGAAGCCAAACTTCATTGGGACGTTCGGAGCATCTATAGCACCGAATTGGGCCGTGCTTTGGCTCGTGCTTATGACCAACGTCTGGCACGTACTCTCCTCACTGCTACCGAATCTGACGGTCGCATTAAGGATTGGAATTCCAAGCGTTTCCAACTGAACGACGGTACTTACGCTTCTGTTAGCACCAACACCATTACGCTTTCTGCTAACTTCCAGACTGCCGAGCTTACTTATTGGGCTGTTGGTGAAGTTGTCTATGGTGAGAACTCTGGTAACTACGGCGTAATTACGACTGCTCCTACCAACGCTGCTGCTACTTTCGTCATCAACCCTATCGGTTCTATCGGTTCCGGTACTGGCGTTGGTTTCCAAGTTGGTGAGCGTCTGTTTGTTCTGAACGGAATGCCTGGTGGTACTTCTTTCACCGGCATTGACCTGAACGGTGCTGCTAGCCGCACTGCTCGTGGCAACCTGATTGTTGAGAATCTTTACAAGGCCTGCCAAGTGCTGGACGAGAAAGATGCTCCTAAGGAAGGTCGCGTTACCGTTCTGAGCCCTGGTGCTTACTACGACATCCTGCAAAGCGACCGCGCAATCAACACTGATTACAACGGCGCTGACGGTCGTAACGGTACGTTTGCTGGTAACAGCGTTATTAGCGTTGCTGGCTTCCGTCTGGTTACCTCTAACCACCTTGGTATCAACAGCTACACTGCTAACCAAACCTACGCAGGTTTGAGCAACCAGTCTGCTGTTACCCGTGGTGAGCGTCCTAACTACATCAACGGTAAGGACGGTTCTAACGGTTCTGCTGCTTCTGGTACTAACGATTACTACCAGGATGAGCAGGGTAACACCAGCTCTATCGCTAACTGCTTCGGCCTCTGCTTTACCAAAGAAGCTGTTGGTACCGTCTCTCTGAAGGACGTTTCGATGCAGATGACTGGTGCTGAGTACAAGGCCATGACTCAAGCCACCATGATGGTTGCCAGCTATGCTGTTGGCCACGGTGTGCTGCGTCCTGAGTGCTCTGTTAGCCTCCTGTCTGATGGCAACCCGTATTGATTAGCTAACTAGTCAAATACACATACAATGGGGGAAGCGAGAAGTTCGTTTCCCCTTTTTTGTGCCTAAATAATGAGTACCTCAAAACTAGACGCAGTCAATACGCTTCTTTCAATTATTGGGGAAGCACCTGTTAATAGCCTTACAGCTCCTGTACCTGGAGATGCTTCACTAGCAGAACGTACACTGACTGAGATTAGTCGTGAAGTTCAAGGTGCAGGATGGTCGTGGAACACAATGCTTTATGACTCCATTCCTTTGGACACTGCTACAGGACAATCAAATCTACCTAGCAACACTCTGGCTGTTAGGTTTAACCCTTTGGCGTACCCAGATCAACGTTTTGTTCTTCGCGGTACTAGGCTTTTTGATCGCCTTAGGAACTCATACGACCTAAGGGCAACTGCTAGTGTTGCTGTCGTTGGAACCGCTACTAATTTGGTTGCTGAGATTGTTGAAGAGCTTGATTGGGACAGCATCCCAGAAACAGGTCGTCGGTACATCATGATTCGTGCTGGACGAATCTTTGCTAATCGTGCCGTAACTAGTTCTAGTATTGAAGCTTACACAGCTGAAGACGAAAAGGAAGCTTTGAAGATTCTTAAGCGTACTGAGGATATGTCACAAAACTACAACTTTATTAGTGGTCCTGATGATATGTACGCTGGCCGTGTAATTACTAACTTTGGTCCTGATATTCTGAGCCGCTAATGTCAAGAGAACTTTTCAGCCAGATCATTGCACCACTAAATAAAGGAGTCAACCAACAGGCAGATAGCTTGATGCTGCCTGGTTTTGCCAAGACACTTGAAAACGGTGTTTGTGATCTTGTTGAGGGTCTTAAGAAGCGTCTAGGTTCTGTGCCTCTTAAACGAATTGATACGCTTACTAAGAACGCTGGTGGTCTTACCCTAGTCAATCCGATCAAGTGGGATGAAGCTTGGTTGTTTGTTTATAACCGCAGTAGTAACGAACGCTTTATTCTGATTGCTGCTGACGACAGTAGGACCGTTAGCCGCACTGGAAACATCACTAGTGGTTCTGCTGTAATTCAAAGTGTCAGCAGTATGACTGACATCTTTGTTGGTGTTGATATTACTGGTACAGGTATTCCAAGTGGAACTATTATTACTGACATTGATGTAGCTGGTTCTCGCATTACTCTTAGCAAGAACGCTACAGCTACAACAACAGGAGTTACTTTAACTGTTGAATCTAACTACACGTTTGTAACTGGTATTTCAAATATTGAACCCATTTCAGGGGTACTTCCTGAAGTGGTTCCTGTTGAGCAAACGTTTAGCAATATTACTTCTACTAACCTTGAGTACCTTCGTGGTGCTGGTAGGGCTCGTGATCGCTTTAGGGCTACGTCATTTCAAGATTATGTATTTGTAACAAATATTCAAAAAACAGTTATTTATGACGCAACTGAAACTTTAACTCGTTACAACATCAGCAGCATTAGTGGCAGTTATCAACCTACTAAAGCTCAAGTACTTGTTAAAGCCGTTGACTACGATACTGAATATGAAATTAAAATTGTACTAGACAACAGCGTAACCATTACAGGTAAATATTTAACACCTTCTCTTACTACTAGTTCTGGTGCTGTAAACGTTGTCAGTTCAAATGATATTGCTGCAAGATTGGTTTCATTTTCAGAAACTGCTGTTGGTACTGTATCAAGCGGCAGTACAACAATAACAAGTATTAATGCTGCTGATTTAGCAAAAATTTATGTAGGAGATATTATTACTGGTACTCATATTTCAGCTGGAACAACTGTTGTCAGTAAAGGTACAACAACTATTGTTATAAGCGCAGCAGCTACTGGTAGTGGTTCTCATACTTATACTTATGGTCACGGTTTAGATGAGAAAGATACTACTAATCAACTAACTTTTACAATTCAAAATTCTCAGATTCTTATTGGTCTTACCAGTGGGTCTAGGTACATTAAAAGCATTGCTGCAACAGACGCTCGTGGTAACACCTTGATGTCTGGCTTTACCAATCAGGTGACCAGCATCACAGAGCTTCCTAACACCTCCTGGGAGGGTCATACGGTCATTGTGGCGCCTACAGGGGCTTCTGATCAAAGCTCTTACTACCTCAAGTTCAACGCTGAAAACACGACTACTAACGGGGATTACGGTCGTGGTGTGTGGGAAGAGACTAGCGGTTGGGGCACTCCAGGAATGCTGGATAAAACCACCATGCCTCATTCGTTTATTTACTACAAAAACAGTAGTGGTTTAACTCGATTTACTTTCCAACCGTTTACTGGTGCTGCTTACACAGACGGTTCTGTTTCACTTGATCTTCCTGGTTGGACTACACGTCTAGCTGGTGATGAAGA